AGAAGACTTAGAAGATGCATTAGATGATCTAAAAGCTGAATTTGAAAAAATGATGGCTGGTGACGACGAAGGCGAAGACGACGGCGAAGAAGCTGACGACGATGCTGAAGGCGACATGGACATGGACATGGATGCTGAAGAGCCAGAAGAAGAAGCAATGGCTTTTGAAGCAGCAGACGAAGAAGTTGACGAAGCAGACGAAGAAGTTGAAGAAGACACAACTGAAAAGTCAGAAACTGAAACAATGCGTGAGTATGTTGAAAAAGTAACAGCTACAATGGGTGACAACGGTGTAAACGGTAAGTCAGCAGTAGCAAAGCCAAACAACATGGGCGGCACAAGTGCTAACATTGCAAAGAACGGTGCAGCAAGTCATCCAGAAGCAGGAGCAGGCTCAACTGTACAAGGTTCAGCACTTAGTGATACAAGTGCAAAAGATATGTCAACTGGTAACATTAACGTACCAGGCGGCAAAGCTGCAAAAGCACACAAGAGTGCTGGAGCGGGACACGGAGCTGAAAAGAAAGGCTCCAAAGAAACTGCTGACAAAGCCGCAGGAAGTACTTTAAACAAAGTATCAACTAACGCTAAGTAAGTAAGGATAGGGACTAATAGATGAAAAACTTACGAGAGCATTTGACATTCGACCAAGCAGGAATAGTGCTTGAGAACGCTAACGAGGGGAAAGACCTTTACTTAAAAGGTATTATGATCCAAGGTGGAGTTCGCAACGCTAATCAGCGAGTGTATCCTGTGAATGAAATAGGCAGGGCTGTCAAAACTCTCAATGATCAAATTACTGGAGGATACAGTGTTCTCGGAGAAGTTGATCATCCTGAAGGCCTTAATATAAATATCGATCGTGTAAGCCATATGATCACGGAAACGTGGATGGAAGGTGATAACGGTTACGGTAAAATGAAACTACTACCAACACCAATGGGAAACCTAGTTAAAACGATGCTTGAGGCAGGCGTTAAACTAGGTGTCTCGTCACGTGGTAGCGGTAACGTATCAGAAGATGGAAGCGGCAACGTTTCCGACTTTGAAATAATCACTGTGGACGTTGTGGCTCAGCCTAGCGCCCCTGGTGCATATCCTACAGCAATTTATGAACAATTAATGAATGCACGTGGGGGAATGAAGGCATATGAATTAGCACAGGCAACGAAGCACGATATAAAGGCACAAAAGTATCTTAAGGACTCGCTGATTAACATAATCAGTAAACTCCAATGAAACAGGAGAACAATATGATAGATGCACTGAAAACACTCTTTGAAAACGATGTTGTATCAAATGATGTCAGGGCACAAATAGAAGAAGCTTGGGAGCAAAAGATTCAGGAAAACAAATTAGCAGCTACTGCCGATTTGCGTGAAGAATTTGCACAAAAGTATGAGCACGATAAGTCAACTATGGTTGAAGCTATCGACTCAATGCTTTCTGAGCGACTTGCTGAAGAGATTGCAGAGTTTGCAGATGACCGCAAACAACTTGCAGAAGCAAAAGCAAAATATGCTATTGCAATGCGTGAAAATGCTAATCTACTGAAGGGTTTCGTTGCTGAGCAATTAGCTGGCGAAATTAAAGACCTACGAGCAGACAAGAAAGCAATGGCAGAGCAACACGCCAAGCTTGAAGAGTTTATTGTAGAAGCCCTATCAACTGAAATTGCAGAATTTTATGAAGATAAACAAGATTTAGCAGCTACTAAGGTAAAACTAGTACGTGAAGCTAAAACCCACTTCGCAAAAGTCAAAGCTGACTTTATCGAAAGAAGTGCTAATGCAATATCTGAAATGGTCGGAACGTCACTGAAAGGTGAAATTCACGCACTTAAAGAAGATATTGATACAGCACGTAGAAATGACTTCGGTCGTAAGATATTTGAAGCGTTTGCAAATGAGTATACCACTTCGCACTTGAATGAAAATTCAGAAGTTGATAAACTTATGGGTGTACTAGCTGCTAAAGACAAGCAATTAGTTGAAGCCAAAGCATTTGCTACAAAAGCAAAAACTCTAGTTGAGTCAGTAAGTAAAGATAAGAATCGACTTATTGAATCTGCAAAGAGAGAGAAAATTATGAATAGCTTGATCCAACCTTTAGGAAAAGATCAACGCGAAATTATGACAGATTTACTGGAATCGGTACAGACTGAAAGGCTTACTAAGCAATTCAATAGGTACTTACCATCAGTTATTGACGGAAATACTCCAGCAAAGCGTAAGGCAACACTTACAGAAGGCACAGAAGTAACAGGCAACAGAACCGAAACAACACCAACAAAAATGACAACTAAAGCTGACGAGTCTAATGTATTAGATATACGCCGTCTTGCTGGATTAAATTAAGGAGATTATGATGTCAGAATTACTAGAATCACGCTGGGGTGACACCAAAAACGCACTTCTTGAAGGCCTACAAGGTAACAAGAAGTCAGTTATGGCTGCTACACTAGAAAACACTCGCAGATATTTGTCAGAGAGTGCAACAGCAGGCGCAACATCCGCAGGTAACGTAGCTACACTTAACCGTGTTATCCTACCAGTTATCCGTCGTGTAATGCCAACTGTTATTGCTAACGAGCTAGTTGGCGTACAGCCAATGACTGGCCCAGTTGGTCAAATCCACACATTACGTGTTCGTTATAGCGATACACAAAATGCTACTGGATCAGTAAACGATACCACAGCAGGCGAAGAGGCTCTAAGCCCATTCAAAATTGCTGAAGCATATTCCGGTGACGGAACTGCTGGTAAAGCAGCAAATACAGCAACTTTAGAAGCTGAGGCAGGCAATAGAATGTCTATCCAAATCTTGAAGCAGACAGTTGAAGCGAAGACTCGTAAGTTGAGTGCTCGTTGGACTTTTGAAGCTGCACAAGATGCTCAGTCAATGCATGGTATTGATGTTGAAGCTGAAATCATGGCAGCTCTTGCACAAGAGATTACTGCTGAGATTGACCAAGAAGTATTAGGATCACTACAGACATTGGCTGGAACTGGTTCACAAACTTACAATCAAGCTGCGGTATCTGGTACTGCTACTTTCGTAGGTGACGAGCATGCTGCATTAGCAGTGCAAATCAACCGCGTAAGTAACTTGATTGCACAGCGTACACGTAGAGGCGCAGGTAACTGGGCTGTAGTTAGTCCTTTGGCACTAACAATTCTACAGTCTGCTACAACTAGTGCGTTTGCACGTACAACTGAAGGCACTTTTGAAGCTCCAACTAACACTAAGATGGTTGGTACTTTGAACAATGCAATGAAAGTATATGTAAACACATACGCAGCTGATAGTTCAGCAGTGCTTATCGGATACAAAGGCGCAAGTGAGTCGGATGCAGCAGCATTCTATTGCCCATATATCCCACTAATGAGCTCAGGCGTTGTACTTGATCCAGGTACGTTCGAACCAACAGTATCATTCATGACACGTTATGGATATGTTGAGTTGAACAACACTGCATCATCGCTTGGTAATGCAGCTGACTACTTAGGTCGTGTTGAAATTACTGACGGCAACGTTAGCTTTAGCTAAGTTTTACTAACACAGTAAAATTAAAAGGGCTCCTTTGGGGGCCCTTTTTTAATGGCTAAATATTGCATATGAAAAATATCTTACTATTCTTATCTCTAATATTTCTATGTGCATGCGACTACAGTGTCGAGTCAGCAAACGCCCACAGTAATCCTGCATTAACTGCATCACAATACATTAACTATTCAGAAAATACACATAGAGCTGAACTTGCAGCTTATATAGGAGTTGATCCTAAACGTACAGAATGGTGCGCTGCTTTTGTTAATGCTGTATTAACTGAAAGTGGGGTACCTAACAACACATTACACATGCATCCATATGCTGCAAGAAGTTTCTTAGATTGGGGAACAACAGTTAAAGAACCTATACCCGGAGACCTTATAATTTTCCCAAGAGGAAATATTAGCTGGCAAGGTCATGTAGGATTTTATATAAGCACTACTATAATAAACAATACAAAATACTATTACATTTTAGGCGGAAATCAAAGTAATAAAGTTTCTATAGACTTATATCGAGCAACCCGCGCTCTAGGTATACGCCGCTACTCAATGTAATTGATAAATACTAATGTCGATAATCGTGCCGTATTTACGGACTTATGCAGAACTGACCCACTGCGTAAACCTAGAACGTTTTAAAGGAGAAAACAAATGGGAAGACCACTAAATAAGAAATTTTTCGGAGCACCTACAGCAGGCGGCAATGAAATTAAAGTTGCGTTTTTTAACGGAACAGAATCAGTAAACGGTTATATTGTTAAGCAACTTGGAAGTAAGAAATTCCGTTGCACAGATGGTGTAGTTGAAAAAGATTGCTTTTTAACAAACGCAGCAGCAGCAGCTTTGACAGCAGGACAAATGAGTATTGTTGTTAAAGACGATGCAGCAGCAGTAAAGCAAGTTACTAAAATTTCTGGACGTAAATTAACAACAGAAGGAACTGCTAGTATTACTTGGAACTTTAGTAATTCAGCCTCAGATGCCGCAGTTGAGATGGAAGAAGCTGGTGATGCGTCAGAAGTTGCAGCATTAACAATGAACGCATGTACACAAGCATCTCCAGGTGCAGTTACATGTACAGCAAACCATCTACTAGTAACCGGCGACACAGTAAGAATTACTGGCGTAGTTGGCATGGTTGAGCTTAACAACAAGGTATTTGCAATTACTAAGACTAGTGCAACAGCATTTACAATTGGTGTTGACACAAGTGGATTCACTGAGTATGGTAGTGCAGGTACAGTAACACAAACTCTTGCTGAAGCAGATAACTTCGGAGACTGATAAAGAGTAAAATTAGTATGGGGGATTAATTTCCCCCTAACTTTTTACATAGGAAATAAGAATGTCAAAGTATTTAAATGTACCAAATGGTAATTATAAAGTAGCTGTTCAATCAGGCGGAACTATATTTCTGGATACAGGATTAGATTCGGGTACTGTTGAAATTTCCGGCGACTTAGTGATCCGAGGCGATACAACAACTGTTAACACTACACAAATGGTAATTGAAGACAGAGTCATTACACTTAATAACGGAGATGATGCAGCAGCAGGAATACAAGGTTCTGATAGTTTTGCAGGAATAGAAATTAATCGAGGATCGTTACCTGATGCATACTTTGGATACGACGAAGACGTTACAGGATTTATAGCCTTTACAGGTAATGGAGCAAATTTAGCATCATTAGCTACAAATAAAATTGATTCAAGAAGCCAAAATTTATTGTTAGACGCTGGAACTAGCACTATTGGTGTATCCCCTACAGTAGACTACGAACAAAAAGTATTTACATATTCTGGTGCAACATTAACTGGCTATGATGCTGCGAAAGCAGATGTAATACCAAACACACAAGCAGTAGTTGATTATGTTGCATATAACTTTGCAAACGTTTTCCTAAGCCAAATTGGTGACGGTGATGTTACTAAATCAAGTATTGTAATTGCTGACTTTGAGAACTCAGGAGCTGATAGTAAAATTACATTTGCTATCGACGGAACTACAGTTGCCCAAGTATTTGACGACAGCTGGGATTTTGATAAAGTAAGAATTACCGGCACAGTAATTGAAACAACATCTACAAACGCAGATGATTTAATTTTAAGAGCCAACGGCACTGGCGCAGTCCGCATTGACGATATGCTACATATAAACAGTACACCAAGCGATGACGATAATACATTAATACCAGCAACTGCCCCGGCCGAAGGTGTTAAACTTTATGTAAATAATCAGTCACATGGTAAAACTGGAATTTATTTTGTAAACGCAGAAAACAATAGAGACGAAATAGTAAGTAAAAACAGAGCACTCCTATTTGGAATGTTATTTTAAGGAATAGAAATGGCAATAGTAAACGAACATTTAAAAAGCAACGACAATACAATTATACTAACGGTCCCTACAGACAAGTCGTACGCTATTACAAACATTATGGTATGTAATAACGGCTCGACTGGATCAGCAACGTTTGACATGCATTTTGTTCCGCAAAGTGATCCTATTAGTAATGATGATACTAGAGTTATTAATAATTTGACTATGCCAGCAGGCGAAACGTTTACGTTTGATAGTGAAAGAATTGTACTTGAAGTGGGCGACAGATTAGTATTCCAGGCAGATCCAGCAGTTGTATTCCCAACAGTAAATGCAACAACAATGGTAAACGGTAAAACGTATATTATCATTGCAACAGGAACTACGGACTTTACAACCAATGGAGCGGCAAACTCAAACGTTGGAACAGTGTTTACAATGGCAAATAGTCCAGCTACCGGAAGTGGCACAGTAAAATTATCAGGCTACTCTAATCTTGCAGCAACAGTGAGTTATTTGGAAGTATAACATGAGATTGATTAAACAACAAACAACTAACCTAAGACGCATACAACCTACTTCTAAAGGTGTTAAAGACGATATTGACGACCAAATAGTTATGGTTAGTGAACGTGCATTAAAAGTACCAACTGGTCCAATAGCACAGCGTCCTGGTGAAGCAGGAATTGCTACAACAGCCGCAGTAGGACAAGTTAGATATAATACTACTGATCAACAATTAGAAGCATACCAAAATGGTGCTTGGAGAGAAGTGCGTTTTAAAGAACCTAATCAAGATCCGGGAATTGTTTGGCAAAACATAGGCGTCGGAAACGCAGGCGGTGATGAAACTGTATTTGGTGAACTACAAAGTAATGATCCAGATTATCCTGTTCCTGCTAGTGCAAACAACATACTAGTGCTTGTTGAAAACGTATTACAAATACCAGTAACAAACTACACAATACATCAAACAGCAGCAATTTCGTCGGGCGGTGCAGAACAAGGACCTAATCATCCTTACACTGCGTCAGGTACAGGTTGGTGGATTAAATTTACAAGCCCAGTCCCAACAGGTAAACCGGTCACTGTAATTCATAACCTTGACAAATAAATACTATGTTAAGGAGAATAAGAGATGTCACAATTAGGTAGAATTAGCGGGGGTGTATTAAAAGATAACCTCTTGCGCAACGGCAGCAATTTAAATTTTAAAAATACTAGTGCCAGCACTCCTATATTACATCTTGATGTTAACAATAACAAGATTGGCGTTAATATTGATGCCGCTACTGATGCATTAACACTCCCTAGCACTTTACAAACACAGACATTATTATCGACTATTTCTAACATTGCAAATTTTACAGTAGACCAAAGTAGAATTGTTGCTCTTGGTGGAGACAGTCTTATTACACTCAGTTCTACTACTGCTATTGCTGCTACTGCTGTAGCAACTGCTAATCTAAAAGTAGACTTTAATACTATTAGTACAACAACAACTGATACTAATATCGAAATACGCCCGCACGGCACTGGAGCAATAAACATACAAAGTAACTGGAATGTTACTGGTGATTTAAATGCAACTGGAAATATACAAACATCAGGAAATCTTACTTTAGGTAACGACGATGAAGATAATGTAACCTTTGCATCTGACGTACAAAGTAATATTATTCCTGATCAAACCAATACAAGTGATTTAGGATCACCTAGTAAAAAATGGTTAAATATTTATAGCACGTTACTTAATGCTCAAGCAAGTACACTTGACGAAGTTATTGTAGGTGGTCCTGCCTCAAGTTTAGCACGTAGACAGGGTAATACATTTTACGTTAGTACACTAGGCAGTAATACTAATGTAGGAGATCACCAACACGGAGCATTCCGCACACTAAAACATGCACTTGCACAAAGCGACGGAAGTACTGCTGGTCCAACAGTTATTCATGTGTTTCCGGGAGAGTACGAAGAAGAATTTCCATTAACTGTTCCTTCGCACGTTACTATTATGGGCGAAGATTTAAGAAACGTAATAATTAAACCAACAGTTGCTACACAAAGTAATAATGCATTTTTAGTAGAAGACGATGTAACTATCGAAAATATTACTATTAGAGACTTTTACACAGGGTATGCATTTAGTTTCACTGCTAATGGTTTAATAAACACACGCAGTCCGTACTTTAGAAATATTACAGTTATTACTAAAGGTAGTGTAGTAAGTGCAAGTGACCCAAGAGGCTTTGCACAAGGTGATGCAGGAAAGGGCGCACTTATAGATGGCGCAGTATTAGATAGTGCAAGTTTAGAAGCAAGTATGTTGTTCCACAGTTGTACATTTATTACTCCTGGCGTTGATTGCATTACAATGACCAATGGTGTTAGAGTAGAATGGCTTAATTGTTTTATATACTTTGCTAACAGAGGATTGTACGCAACCCGTGGATCAACTGGTAAAGTAATGCCAGACACCTCTACTCGTTACGGAGCAGAAGTTCGTGCAATTGGATCGGCAAATATTTACGGCAACTACGGAGCAGTGGCAGACGGTGCTAATACATTAATATTCTTACAAGGGCATAACTTTGCTTATATTGGCACAGGCAAGAACTCAAGTAATGATAACACACTTACAGTACAAAGTCAAGAAATAAGTGAATTAAATTCCGGTAATATTGTTTATACTTCTACAGACTCTAAAGGAACATTTAGGGTAGGGGACTTATTCTTTATAGACTTTGACACAGGTGAAGTATCAATTGATGCAAGTACACTTGACTTTAGTGGCATTGGCAACATATCAGTAAATAACGGAACAGATATAGGATATATAGACGGTGTGAGAGTTGATTCTGGAAATGTTAGACTTACTGGAAACACGGTTACTACTATAGACGGTGATTTAAATCTAAGTCCAGCATCTGAAATATTTGATACAACAGCTAACACAGGACTAGTAGTTAGCCGCGGTACAGATGTACAGCGTAATAATCTAGCAGGCGATATTAGATACAACACTGACGGAAACTTGTTTGAAAGTTATTCAACTGGTGGTATAAGTTTTGGCGGAATATATTCAACTGATAGACAAGAAGGTGTGTATGCACATAATACTAATAACACAATAGTATTTAAAGCAGGCGGTGCTGTAGTTGGTACAATAGATAGCAACAGTACTAACTTACACGGATTATCCGATGGCGATATACTATTTGATAATAACGCAATAACTACAACATTATCGAATTCAGATTTAGAACTTAGAAGAACAACTGCTGCAAACGTAGTTGATATTTTTGATATCAACATAAAAGAAAATAATTTTTCTAACTCTAGTAACAACTTATTAACTGTTGCTTCGACTGGTCTTGGATATGTTAAGTTTGATACTACTGCCGGTTTAGTTATTCCTTTTGGAAACAACGCTGCACGTAATAGTACTCCGGTAACAGGAGAAACTAGATATAATAATGAGCTTGGTGAAAACTTAGGATTTATGGAAGTGTATAATGATAATGCTGACAATGCCGCAGCAGGCGCATGGCAACGTGCAGCAGGTGAAGGTTCAGAAGTTACAGAAGATATTTTACAAGATTTAACTAATCTATACATCCTTGTACTAGGTTAATCTCCAGAAACGATAAATACTATTAATGCAGCGCAATGACCATTGCAATGCAGGGTCAAACTGTGGTTAACCGACAAAGAGCCCTTAGGGGATGAGAACTAGGCTAGAGGGACAGGATCCCCGTATAAGGAGAAGAGATGGCTATTGGTCGCATTAGTGGTCCGCTCTTAAAAGCAAACCTACTTCGTGAAGGGGTTAACTTAGCTTTTGAGAACGATTTACTATATCTAGATGTTAATAATAATCGCATCGGCATTAACAATGCTACTCCCCAATACGATTTAGACGTAGTTGGCACAACCCGTTCACCGCAATTAGAAGTTAGTACAAGTGCTACTATTGGCAACGTTACTATTTCTGGCACTACAATTTCAACATCAGAACCAACACTTACGTTAGGTGCTGCTGATAACGTAGTATATCAAAATAAATTAATTGTTGATAGTTTTACTTTAGAAAATAACGTTATTAGTACAAATGATACTAATACAAATATTGAATTCAATCCTAACGGCACTGGCACTGTAGAAATATTTGGAAATACTAATGTAACAGGTAACATAGTTGCAACTGGTAATATCACTGCTGATGGCAACATTACAATAGGTGATGCTGATACTGACAATATAGTATTTAACGCAGAAGTAAATTCAAATATTATTCCAGACATTAATGATACATTTACTTTAGGTAGTGTTGCTAAAAACTGGGCAGATGTTAGAACACAAAACTTCTTTGCTGGAACAGTTACTACAACAGCACTTACAGTAGATGGCGTTGATCTTGCATTGCGCCAAGGAAACATATATTATGTTTCTGAAAACGGATTAGATAGTTACTCAGGCGATCATCCTAATGATCCATTTGGAACAATTAAGCATGCACTGAGTCAAGCAACTACTGGCGATACAATACACATTTATCCAGGCGTATATCAAGAAATATTTCCAATGACTGTTCCGACAGGTGTAACTGTCAAAGGACACAGTATCCGCGGCGTTAATATTACACCAACAGCAGGAACAAATAGTAATGATGCATTCCTGCTAAATGGCGGAACATCAATTGAAGATTTAACTATCTCAGGATATTACACAGGATACGCATTTAAACTTGCTACTGGATTTACAGTTGCAGGAAACAATAGATCTCCTTATATTAGAAACGTAACTGTTATTACTCAAGGCAGTGTGACAAGCGCAGCAGACCCAAGAGGGTTTGCACAAGGTGACGCAGGCAAAGGAGCATACATAGACGGTGCAGTTGCAAGCTCAACTTCACTAGAAGCGACTATGTTATTCAACGGAGTAACATTTATTACTCCGGGAGTTGATGCACTTACTGCAACAAACGGAGCAAGAGTAGAATGGCTTAATAGCTTTACATACTTTGCTAACAGAGGAATTTATGCCGTGGACGGCGCCACTGGCTTACGTGGAACAGGACAAACAGGGATTAGAGTTGACGGATTAACAGGTAGCATTGTAGATACAAATACATTTAGCTATTACGATACAGACGGAGTAACAGTTCTTGCAACAGGTACTATTAATGGCACCGACGCAGATGGTAAGTTTTATGTAGACGGCAACTTAACAGGATTAGTAACTGCTGCTAACAGAGGCGGCAAAACTATAGTTAAATCAGGCACACCAACAACTGATACAGGAATTAAAAAGTTTGGAACAAGTAGTTTAGAACTTGACGGCGCAACTGACTACCTAAGTGTAGCTGCAAACAACGACTTTGGGTTCGGCACAAGCAATTACGCTATTGACGGTTGGTTCTATATTACAAATGTAGGAGTAACTAATTACTTATTTGACTTTAGAGGCGGAGCAGCAACAGACGTTGCTCCTGTCCTATATGTTAATAGTAGCGCACAACTTAAATATTATTCATATAATGCTGACAGAATAAATGGGCCTACTTTATTAGTTAACACATGGTACCATATTGCAGTTAGTCGCAGTGCAGGAACTACAAAACTATTTGTAAACGGTACAAGCCAAGGAACACCTTGGGTAGCTGCAACGGATTATGGATCTGCTAAACCTTTAGTAATAGGAGCAACTTGGGAAGGCGCAAGTTTTTATAACGGACGTATTGACGAGTTTAGAGTAACAAAAGGTCTAGCACGATTTGATGCTAACTTTGTTGCACCTACATCAGAATTAGCAAGTGATAGTTATACTAAGTTAATGCTACATTTTAATAATGCTGCTGACGGATCATCTACTATAATTGACGATACACTTGCAGCACAAGACATAAGATTTAGTAATGGTGCTACAGCAAATTATATTACACTAGCTGACCAAACAGAATTTGGCGCTGAAATTCGATCAGTATCAAGTGCTTGTGTATACGGCAACTACGGAGTAGTTGGTGACGGTCCTGGCGTATTAATGTATTTAATAAGTCAGAATTTGGCATACGTTGGTGCTGGAAAAGAATTTGATAATGACAACGGCGATGCAATACAGGCAAACGAAGTCGTTGAAACAAACAATGCTAAAATTAGATACAGCTCAGTAGATCACAAAGGTGATTTTAGAGTAGGTGATCTATTTTATGTTAACCAAGCAGATGGTACAGTAGACTTTGCAAGTTCAACGTTTAACATTAATACATCTAGTGGAGTTACAATTACTACTGGATCAAGTCAAACTACTATCACTGGTGATAAAATTGATACTGGTAACTTACGTATTAGTGGAAATACTGTTTCAAGTCTTAGTGGCGACATCATACTAAACGCAAACAGCGGCACAGTTAGAATTAATTCAACTAGTGCATTACAACTTCCAAAAGGTAATACAGCAAGTCGTCCTACGCCAGCAACTGGTATGATTCGTTATAATACTGAAACTAGTTTGTTTGAAGGTTACGATGGTAACTGGATGTCAATAAATGGTGTATACGACTTAGATTTAGATACACGCATTACAGCAGAATTAACTCCCGGATCAAATGATAACACTATTAGATTTTACATAAGTAACAGTGTTGTAACAACAATTGATGCAAATAAATTAGAAACTCCAAGAATCGAAGTTGACCATATTTCCATTGACGGTAATACAATAACAACTGAAACAGCTGACACTGATCTACTTCTTAGTGCAAATGGAACAGGATCAGTTATAATAGATAATATTGCATTTAAAGATTCGACTATAACAAACACTGAAGTAAACGGAATTTTAAACTTTCAACAAGAAGGTAGCGGCTATTTTAAAATTGAAGGATCAAACGGATTTGTTGTTCCAGTAGGTAACAATGTGCAGCGACCAGCATCTGCATATCGCGAAACTGGAATGACACGTTATAATACAGAACAACGGTATATGGAAATTTGGGACGGATTTAGTTGGGTATCTGTTGCAGGAGCAACAGGTTCGATTAGTTTTGCAGCAGCAGAAGATTTAGCAATTGAATACATACTGACATTAGGATAAAAAAACATGGCAACGCAATTTAAAAACAAAATAATAAGAGAAGTAGGTCTAGCGCAGATTATTGCATTAGAGACTGATGCATCTACACGTTCAACTATAGTCGGCCTGAACATGGCAAATCTAACAGATTTTGTAGTGTATGCAAGTGTACTAGTTAAGGCAGATGATAGTGTTATCGGATACTTATTAAAGGATACTGCGGTGCCTCCTAACAGTAGTTTAAAAGTATTATCCGGCGGCGAGAAACTAATACTTGCACCGTCAAACGAATTATATGTAGTAGCTGACCAAGATGCTGCATTAGATGTAGTAATAAGCTACGTAGATATTGTATAAGGATTATTGATATGTCAAGTTACACAGGATTAGGGCCAGGCGAGATGACTGGAGCAATACAAGATAGATTTTTCTATGGATTGCGCAGAACAGACGATGGCGAATTATTTATTGGTAAAGCCGACCAAATGAAAACAACAGATACTATAACAGTTAATAACCCAGGCGACCCTATTCAAAACTATCCTAGTTTTGAGCAAGGACAAGATTTTTATGAAGGTAGGAACGTAGATCATAATTTAGTTCATACAAATTTAAATTATGAACAGTTCCGCTGGGACGACAGAAATATATCTTACTATGTTAACGACGAAGGCGAACTAGTAGCAAGAGTAAACCACAACTTTGTATATGATGAAAACTCATCATCTAACGGATTATAAGAGAGAACACAATGGCAGATTTTAATTTAGACAGGATTAGATTTAGATGGAGAAGTGACTGGGTCGCTTTGACTGTTTATACTAAAGATGATATTGTATATTATAACGGAAAAGCATATGTTTGTCTAATTGGACACACAGCAGACGCAAGCGCCTACGAACAGGACTTACTACATGCCCAGCCAAAATGGACATTAATGTTTGACGGCCGCGAATGGAAAAGTGACTGGCTTGTTTCAACTTACTATACTGTAGGACAAATTGTAAAATTTAACGGCTATCTTTATCGTTGTACAGCAGCACACACTTCGACTAACTTAACAACGTTAGAACTTCCGGCAGATATTACATATTGGTCAATTGTTGCAACAACGTATAATTGGTTAAACGAATGGACATATCTATATTATTATAATTTAGGTGATGTTGTTAGATATAACGGTATTACTTATATATGTTCAACAAAGCATGTGTCTAAATCTACACCCCTAGAAGGATTAGAAGCTGACCAATCTAAGTGGACAGTTGTAGCTGTATCTGACAGCTGGCGCATAAATTGGATAGTAAACTTTGACCACACAGTTGGCGATGTTATTAGGTACGGAGCAATTACTTACAGGTGTATCACTAAGCACAGAACTGCTGCAACTGATGCATTGGGATTAGAAGCTGACCAAGCTAAGTGGGAAATAGTTGTAGAAGGTATTGAGTACAAAGGGGACTGGACTACAGCAGTACGTTATAAAAAATATGATATTGTTAAATCAGGTGGCTCGTTATGGAGAGCATCTGCAGGACATACAGCAACTACAACATTAAGAGCAGACGAAGCTAATTGGGCAATTTGGGTTCCAGGATTAGAATTTGAAGCAATTTGGGATACTGCTACTGAATACAATGCAGGAGACATTGTTGTATATGGCGGATATTCTTATACAGCATTAACAAATAACACAGCTAGTGTGCCTAGCGTTAATGGTATAGCACAAAACACCGGAGATTGGGAACTACTAGTTGCAGGGTATAGACACTTGGGCGAATACAGTGCAGGCGCAGAGTATAAAACTGGTGATGTTATAAGAGAAGGCGGTTATCTTTATATCGCAATACAAGACAATACAAACATTAGACCAGATACACTTGCGCCTAAATGGCAAGTATTAGTTACAGGCCGTAATTTTAAAACAGAATGGCTTACTGGCCAGGAATACATACTAGGCGATGTTGTAACATATGCAGGAACAGCTTATATTTGTATTGACAGACATTTATCAGACAGTCAAGTAGTTACAGATACAGCTTTTTGGAGCATATTAATACAAGGCACATCTAGTAACGTACTTCGATATAGAGGCGACTTAAGAACGTTTAATTCTGCTACTGAAAGATTACCAGTAGGACCTAGCGGCGCTGTTATAGCTTCTACTGGAACTGCAACAGACTGGGCAACATTTGAACAAGTACCTAATGTATATTACGTAAGTACTGAAGGTGTTGATCTTCCCCTTTTAGGAAAATCAATAAACGCACCATGGAGAACAGTGAAATATGCATGCGACCAAGTTAATGCATTTGGTGCTGACACATACACTTGGAATAGAGGTTCAGATGCTGCTAGTGATACTATTACTGCTGCACTAACACAACTTGCAGCAAGTACTAGCTTAACTGCTGCTCCTACAATGGAAACTTTCTTAGAGTCAACTGACTCTACTACTACACGAAAGTATGGCGATTTATCAGGAAATGGCGGAGCAATTGATGCTGCCGACGCAACAGTAATGAGCACATACATTACTGGAGGAACAGTTACAGCAGCACAAAGATTAGCAGTTAGTCGTGTAATTGCTTACATAAACGCAAATTTAGCTGCTCTCAAAGATGAATCTACTACAGTAGCAGGAAAAGTATTAAAATTTGTTACTACTAGTAATAACTCTACTATTTTTGTTAAAACAGGTGTATACGAAGAACTATTACCAATAAAGGTTCCAAGAAACTGTGCTGTAATTGGAGACGAATTAAGAAGTACAGTAATACAAGCAGCAGCTGGTGAAGAATTAAAAAACATGTTCTATGTTAACAACGGTGCGGGTATTAGAAATATGACATTGCAAGGATTATCCGGCACATTGGGAGGTGCTAATATAAACGGAACAAAAACTCCGACTGCTGGCGCATTTGTAAGTCTTGATCCGGGTACTGGCCCAACAGATGCAACAGTATGGATTACTAATAAATCTCCATACGTGCAAAATGTATCAACATTTGGTACAGGTTGTATAGGTATGAAAATAGATGGAACACTTCATAGCAGTGGTAACAAATCTATTGTTGCTAACGACTTTACGCAAATAATAAGCGACGGAATTGGCTATTGGGCAAACGAAGCAGGCAGATCAGAACTTGTTAGTGTGTTCACTTACTTCTGTCACGTAGGTTATTATGCTACAAATGGAGGAATTTTAAGAGCAACAAACGGAAACAACTCCTACGGTGATTTTGGATGTAGAGCTGAAGGTTACAGTCAATTCGAAACACCAATTACGGCACAGATAGATAATCAAACAAAAGAAGCAGAAATACATGAAGTTGTTACAGATAGTAATAAATTATTAGCAATTGGCTACACACATGCTGGACAAACCCATACTACTGCAACTACAACTATTACAGGAACAGGGATTAATGGAAGTGTTACACACGACGAATTTAGACAAAATGCAATAAGTCAAATTAGATTAATAGACCCAGATGACTCTAGTCTACCTGGCGGCTCAAACTATCAGTATTTGTTAAACAGCGCACAGACAGGCACTGCATTAGGAATTACATTAGCAGCGTCGGATACTAGTGGTACTAAAGAATTATACACAGGATTACGTATTGTTATTGTTAGTGGAACAGGAGCAGGACAATATGCTTATATTACAGATTATGATGCAACATCTAAAATTGCAACACTTACTAGGGAGTCAGATGATTCTGAAGGATGGGATCATTTATCACCAGGCTATCCAATTGCCGCTTCACTAGACAGTACAACACGATATAGTCTTGAACCAGCAGTTAACATCTCTGAGCCAACGTACAGCGCAGCAACTAAAGTTACTGGGCTGGCAGCAAATTCGTACAAATTTATAACTTCTGATAGCGCACAAAACGTACTAGTAGTTCCGGTTAATCTTGGACAAGCACACGCATATAGTACAAACGGTGGCGCAACATATACACAGAATGCAACTGCACTTAGAGCATCTACATCAGCATTAGGAGCAGTATGGACTGGCTCTGTGTTTGTAGTTGTTGGTAATAGTACATATTATTATAAAACAACATTAGCTGATATGACTACTTTTGCTGAATCAAGCGCAGCAGCAGCAAACTACACAGGCGTAGCAACAGACGGCGCAGGCAAAGTGATACTAGTATTAGCTAATGGCGCAGTTAGTTATTCATCTAATCATGGCGCTACTTGGGCAGCAGCAACTGGTATTGCTGGCATGCCTGTAGCAGGCAATGGCAAATTTATTATTGTTAATGACAACGGAAATGTTGCATACTCTACTGACCATGGCGCAACTTGGACTACAACAGCATCTGCCCTAACAGCAAGTACATGGACTTCTGTAGTATACGGTGATGGAAAGTTTGTTGCAATAGGCACAGATAACAAAGTAGTATATAGCTTAGATGGTATTACGTGGTACGAAAATGAAATTGTAGACGCTGATCAATTTTATACTGTATCATATGGAGCAGGCGTATTTGTTGCATCAGGAAATACTAATAAGCTTGCAAAGTCACAAGATGGAAAAGTTTGGACAACATATAATTTAGACAGTACAGTGTATACATTAGATACCTTAGCATTTGCTAGTGAATTAGAATATATGCCACTTACTAAAAACTGGATTGCTGTATCAGCTGGAGCTACATGGAACACAGTGCAACTTGGTGCAACAGCAATGGCTAGAGTGTTAATAGGAAATTCTAGAGTATCAAAATTTGTTATGTATAATGTTGGAAGTAATTATACCTCAACGCCAACAGTAACGCTAACTGACTCAAATGCAACATTAAATGCCCAACACGCTACAAGATTAAACGACGGTGTATTAACTCCACTATTTACAAATAGAGGCGAAGGTTACGTTACAGCAACAGCATCAGTAACAGGCGATGGATTTGCAGATATATATCAAACAGGCAAAGCGATAAATCTTAAAAATGTTTCAGTAGTACCATCTCCAGGCGACAACGTTGTTATTAATGGAATTGATGATGTTAACTACAGACTAACAAAGGTTACTGCGCAGTCGGGTTCATCGCCTAACTTTAATGTATCTATTGAAATTAGCCCGCTGGTAACAAATCAAAATACACCTGAGCATCTTGAAACACTTATTATACGAGAAAAGTATTCACAGGTAAGAGTAACAGGACACGACTTCTTAGATGTAGGTACTGGAAACAAACCTACTACAGATTATCCTGATTTATATCTTGAAGGGTATGCTGGCAATTCACCAGAGCCATTTAATGAAGTTACAGAGTTTGACGGCGCAAGAGTATTTTATACAAGTACAGACCAAGACGGTAACTTTAGGGTAGGTGAACTATTTGCAGTTGAACAGTCGACTGGTGTTGTATCTATTAATGCTGATTTCTTTGAGTTATCAGGATTAGAAGAACTTAGTTTAGGTGCTATTCAAATAGGCGGCTCAGCAGTTGTTATTAGAGAATTTAGTAAAGAAGCAACGTTTGTTGCTAACTCTAATAATATTGTTCCTACACAAGCAGCTATTATATCGTACTTAGAGAGTAAGATATCAGGCGGCTCGTCAGATGCATTAACAAATACATTAGTAGCAGGTCAAATAAGAACAACAGGTAATACAATTTCATCAGACTCTGGTCTTGAAATAATTATTCCTGTAGATGTAAACATGACAAAGGGTATTGATGGTGACTACTTAGCACATCAATTCTACCTGAGCAACAAGTAAGACATAAGGTACAGTAATGATAAATATATTAAATAGAGCGGAGTTTTAAATGGCAGAGTTTAAATTAGGTAGAATTAGATTTATATGGAAGAACGATTGGGCTTCCACTACAGTCTACTACAAGGACGACATTGTACGTAATGGAGGAAACACATACGTATGTATCAAAGGCCATCAAGCCCCAACATTGTTTTCTTCAGCACAGACAACTTACTGGAATAAGATTTCAGACGGTACTGCTTGGAAAAGTGCTTGGACTACAAACACATTATACAAAATTAATGATATTGTTAAGTATGGCGGCTATCTATATGTTGCTAATGCAGAACATACAAGTGCAAGTACAGCTACATTAGGTCTAGAAACAGATCAATCTTCTTGGGACTTATATGCAGAAGGCTTTGATTATAAAACAGACTGGGCTGTTGCTACACGCTATAAAGTTAACGACATAGCAAAATATAACGGCACTGTTTATATTTGTATTACACAGCATACTTCAGCAGCAAATATTACATTAGGGTTAGAAGCAGACCAAGCTAAGTGGCAGATCTTTTCAGAAGGATTTAACTGGACTGGTATTTGGGCAATTAATACTCGCTATAGAAAAAATGATATTGTACGCTACGGCGGCACATT